ATGCTCCTGCTCCCCGCCGCCGTTGCGTGCGGCGGCGGAGGTTCGGACGATGCCTCGACCGCCGGCAGCAGCAGCTCGCCGGCGTGCAGCGACGTGTGGATGGTTGGCAAGACGCTCCCGAAGACCTATGAGGGGTGCGTGGCCAACGGTGACGAGCAGGCGTACATGGAGTACGGCGACTGCACAGACGGCCGGAAGTTCATCGGCTACGCCCCCGACGGCGGGCAGGCGTACTTCGCAGGGCTCGGCGGTGAGATCGGCAAGGGCTCGGTCGACGATGCCGCTTGGTCAGCCGCGCTGGCCGAGTGCACCGGCGAATCCGCCAACTGACGCCAAACCCACAACGCACAGAGACGCCCCCACCGCCGAAGCGGTGGGGGCGTCTCTGCTGGGCCTGGCTGGAGCTGCGTGCGCTACCCGTCGTCGCCGGCCGCGGGCGACGGGTTGGCCGCGAGGATGGGCACGTACCGCTGCAGGAATCCCTCGACGGCCGGGAGCGCCATGATCCTCGTGATGGCCGCGCAGACGCCGACACCGACGGCCGCTGCGCCCGTTGCCGCCTCGGGCGAGTGGTTCGTGGCTGCCTCGTAGATCAGCGGAACGATGCCGGCGAACGCGACGGCTGCCTGGAAGGCGGATCGGATGGTGCGCCGGCGGGGCCGGCTGACGGTCGTGCTGCTCATGCGACTGCTCCTATTCGGGTGGCCAGGCCGCGACGTTGACGTCGACGACCTGGGGGTTGTGGTCGGAGGACTTGTGGCCGTCGCGCTGGTCGGCCAGCTCGACGTCGGCCGTCTTGTGCACGAAGACGGCGTCCTCCCGCTCGCCCGCGGCGGGCACCTTCCACCGGTTGATGGACGCGATGCCCTTGTCACGGACCGTCGCGGCGACGTCGAACGCGTCCCGGTAGTCGGTGTTCTCGGCGACCCAATCGCGCACCCACGCCCGGCTGTTAGCGTCACCTCCGACCACCACATGGTCGGGGGCGACGCCGTACTGGCCGCGGAGGCGGGCGACCTTGGCGAAGATCGCTGCGATCTGATGCACCCGCGCGAGGTCCGCGCCGGACTCGTTCTCGAGGTGGTACGACACGCACAGCCACCGCTCGCCGGTGACCCTGTTCCTCAGCACGGCCCACACCATGGGCTTCTGGTCGCCCCGGTACAGCGTGTCGAGCGGCAGGTCGTAGAGGCCGGCCGCGACCTTCGTCCACCGGTTCTTGCGGTAGAAGATGACTCGCCACTTCCCCGATCCGGCCCCATTGGTAGCGCCGGCGTTGGCTAGGCCGAGCTTGTCGAGGGCCTTGTCGTACCACTTGACCTTTGACGGGCCGCCGGCCTCCTGCACGAGGAGCACCGAGGCGGCCATGGCGAGCAGCAGCTTCACCTGGCGGGCGCGACGGATGACCCAGGCCGGCCACTTCCCGACGAGCTCGGGGGCCTTGAGGTTCCACGACACGACACGCTCGATCGCCACCTTCGCCGGCTCCGCGGGGGGCGTGGCCGGCTTCGGTCCGGTCACGCCGGCCACGCGGGCGGCGACGTCGCGGCGGAACTGGCCCATGTCCAGGTTGGGGTCCGCCTTCGTGCGCTGCGCAGAGATCTCGCCGTGGCCGACGGACTCGAGCCCGTCCCACTTCTTGTACCGGGCGACTGCGGCGCAGATCTTCACCGACGACGTGCGCTGCGCCGACGTCATCGTCTTGGCGGCGATGTTCTCGATGCCCATCGTGAACGCGTTTCCGTCGGCCCCCGTGCCGCGGAAGCGTGCGTCGTAGGACTTGTCGGTCGAGAAGTCGGCCGCGCGCAGGTGTGCCTGCACCGAGGTGCCGACCTGCCCGGCGTGGTTGCACCTGCCGGCGCTGTTGAGCCACACCGTGCCGTCGGGCTCGACGACGAACTGGCTCTTGGTCGGCACGTTAGGGTCGCCGTTGATGATGTCTCGGATGTACTGCAGCACGGTCCTGCTGCCGAGGTTGCCGGCCGTGATGTGCACGACGATGCCGTTGACGTCACCCCAGCCGCGGGAGTTACGACCGAGGCCCTTCTCGTGCGAGCCGTCGTGGCAGCGGCAGCGGTCACGCCAGCCGGGGACCTCCTTGACCGTGAGGCCCTCGGCCTTGAGAACGGCGAGCAGGGTGGACGGGGTCAGCGGTGCAGACATGGTGCCTCCTGGGAATGGCGAAGCCCCGGCGACCTCAGGTCGGCGGGGCTGGGACGGTGCGGCGGTCAGTGCCCGGCGGGCGGTTCGGGCAGGGTGATGCCCTCGGCAGCGGCGGCCTTCCGAACCTCGAAGGCCCATGCCCGCCAGGCGACAACTTCGCCCTCCAGCCGGGCCACGGTGGCGCTGTTCTCGGCGTCGCGCAGGACACGGTCACGCTCGAGCTTGCCGACCTGGCCGTCGAGACGGCGCACGGTAGCTGCGAGGTTCGCGTACTCCACGCCGCGACGCTCGACCGCGGCTTCGCGGCGGCGCTCGGCGTAGTCGTAGTAGCCGCGGCCGAAACGACCGAAGATCTTGGCGAGATTCTCGGACGCGGTGGCGGCAGCCACGAGGACCGCAGCCACGATCGCGGCGTAGATCACCCAAGGGTTGGACGAGACATCAGGCGCGGGCACTGGCGGCCTCCTTCACCATCACCGGGTGCGGCCCCATCCGCCACCAGAGCAGGCAGTGCAGCACCGTCGGGAGGGCGAGGCCCGCCCCGGAGCGGACGCCGTCGAGCCAGGGCCGATCGAGATAGCCGGCGGTCAGCCCGATCGTCAACGCGAGGTAGACCGCGAAGAGCCACACATGACCAGCCCACACGAGGAAGTGCGCCCGCAGCACGTAGATGCCGACACACAGCGCCGTCGTGCCGGCCAGGATGCCCAGCCCCCAGAGCCACAACGGGGCGGCGGCTTCGATGCCGACCAGCACCGGCGTCTGCCCCGGCTGCGGCGGCCTCGCCTGGGTGTCGTGGCCAGTCAGGTAGTCGTACGCTCTGACGGTGGCGGTGGCAGCCAGCGCGAGGCTAACTATGCGGACGTCGGCGCCGAGCAGCCGTGCTGGAGCGTAACGGTTGAACCTGATCATGCGGCCCCTCCTGAGGTGGTTTTTACGCTTCCAGAGTTCAACCTGCTCACGCGACTGCCAGCCCAGCGACTGAGGCGAGCGCGGCGTAGGACGTCAGCGCTTCGTTCTTGCGCTGAAGAACCGAGGCGACCTGAGCAGGGCTGAGATGGGCGTGGAAGGCCACGGCCTCTATGTGCCCCCAGCCGGCAGCCTCGCCCGTCGTGAGCGTCGGGTACGCCTTCTTGTTGTTGCGCATGTCCCAGAGCTGCGACGCCGAGTTTGTGAGGCGTCGGGCGCTGCGTGCGGCGGAGGAGGCGCGGAAGGGCAGGTACCCGCCGACGAATCCGAGCTGGACGATGCCACCGGTCTCGACGGTGTCGAGGTGGAACGGTGAGATCTGACCCGCGACCTTCTCGGCCGCGGCGGTGAGGATGTTCGTTGCGGCGTAGGAGGTGTAGTCGGTGCCGGCGGACCAGTCGATACCGCCGACGGTGCCCATGCCGGGGACGTATCGGCGGGTGGTCATGCCAGCGATGGCCAGTGGCATGGTCTGGATCGCGCCCCACCACCCGAGCGTCGTCGGCTTGAGCTCGTCGAGGGTGGCTGTGATGAGCATGGTGCCGGCGCCTCGGAAGCTGTAGACGTTCTGCACCAGCACCGCGCCGGCCGCTGTTGCTGCGGTCGTGACGATGGCCTGTCCGATGTTGGCCTTGAGCGCGTCATAGAGCGAGGCATAGTCGACAACCTCGTATGTCTCGCGGACGATGAACTCTCGGCCGTAGTAGGTGCCGTCAGCGGTGAGTTCAATGCCGTCGAGCCACAGGCTCAGCCGGTTGCGGGTGGTCGACCCCGGCGAGAGCATCGTGTTGCCCGACCCAGCCGACCCGGTGACCTTCGTCGTGTAGACGATCGCGCCGGTATGCGTTGCTCCGGAGACGTGGGTCAGGTTTGAGGTCGGGTTGACGTTGGCCGACGTCACCGGGGTGCCGGCGTAGGAACCGATGACCTTGAGCTTGTTGTCGGTCGTCAGTGCGGCGAGGACGTATTCGCGCGAGCCGTCGGTCCAGACCGAGCCGATGTCCGCACCAGTCTTGCCGTCGGGGTTGTCGAATACGGCCATGCAGATGTAACCGTGGCCGGCGCCGACCGTGTCGAGCTGGGTGCGGATCGGAGTGATCTGGTCGTCGACGACCTGACAGGCGGCGCCGTTGAACGTCTTGGTGTCGAACGTGAAGCCGCCGTTCTTTGAACTGACGCGCTTCATCGTCGTAACCAGTGGCTTGCTGTCAACAGTTTCGGTGACGGTGAACGTGGTCCCGGTGATCGTGACCGCGACGCCGAGGCCGTTGGACAAGAGCTGGTTCAGCTTCGCGTCCTCGGCGGTAGAGCGGAACAGGCGCACCGACTCAGAGGTGTGAGGAGCGCCCTTCCAGCCCCACCGGTTACGGGTTCCGTCGCCGTACATGTCGGCGGTCAGCAGGGTGCCGCTGATGACGATGGCCCCGGTCGCGCGAGTCTTGACGCCTGTCACCGACGTCGCACCGACTGCCGACACGATGACCTCGACGACGACGTGGTGAGCGTCTGCGGGGACGGTGATGTTCGAGGTGGCCCGGAACTCCCATGTGTCGGTTGCGAGGGCCGTGGCGGTGCCGTCGACCTGCGAGAGGGAGGTGTCGTCGGCCTTGTAGAACCGGGCACGAATGCGGGCGTTCATCGACGTCGCACCAGTCGGAAACTGCGAGTTGACCATGGCGCCGATGCTGATGACCTCACCGGGCGTCACAGGTACGACGTAGGGCGACGCGGACGTCAAGCCACCGAGGTAACCGACCCACACCGACGTGGTGCCAGAGCCGGCCACGCGTGTGTTCTCGATGCCGTAGGAGAAGCCCGAGGGAAGGCCCGTCGTGATCTCCACGATGTTCTGCGAGACGCCCGAGGACCCGGTCGACCCGCCGGACAGGCCGCCCTTGAGCTGGGGATTCTTGAACCGGTTCCGCAGGTATTCCGGCGCCTGGGTCGTGGTTACGACGCCGATTCCCGCGACGGCCCCCGCGACAGCCTCCTCGGCCGCGGCCACCACGTTCTCGTCAGCAGCGAGCGCCGCGCTCACCTGCTCCGGAATCGTCTCAACGCCCTCCTGCACTTCCTGCAGCGCGACAAACCAAGCCGGCTCGGGCGCGGAACTGGGCTCGAGGGTCGATGGATCGACCGGCACGAGATCCTTCATCAGCAGGTCGCCGGCGCCGGCAGTCACAAACGCCACGATGACGTCCTCGCCAGCGACGGTCGACGCGAACCGGTACGGCTCGCCTACCTCGAGCTCCACACTGGAGGGCGGGTTTGTGATCGGCACCGGCTGCGGCGTCGGGTAGACGAGGGTGTCGCCTGCCTCGCCGCGGAAGACTCGGCAGACGAGCATCGAGTCGCCGCTGTCACGCCAGTCAGGTCCAGAGCCGCGGTCGAGCACGACGGTACGAGTTGCCATCAGACGTTCTCCTCAAAGTGGGTCGAAGGTGCGGTCGTTCGGCGGTCAGCCGAGGATCGCGAGGGACAGGGACTGCTTGATGCCCGAGCTGTCGCCCGACGTCGTGATCCCGGTGACCATCGCCGTGGCATCGAAGTCGACGTCGGGGTAAAGCAGCCGGTCGAGGTCGGAGATCTCGCGACCCAGGTGAGGGACGACGTTGACGTCGTCGACCGTCCACGACGCCGACTGCACACGCGCGACGATCCGGTCCAAGATCCACTCGGCGTCGTCGGGATCCTGGATGTTTCGACCCAGATTGAACGTCAGCGTGTTCGTCGCCGCTGACTCGGATGCACCCCACGCGAGGACCTCGGGCTCATTGACGCTGGCCGCGTCCCGGGTGCCGACGACCGCCGAACGAGTCCCCCTGGGGAAGTCGGTGAACCCGACCGTGCCCGACGGGTACCAGGGCGCCAGCAGGTACCGGGTGCCACCCGTGTCGTTGGTGACCGCGACCTTCCAGGTCGACGAGTTGACCTGGGTGACCACGGCGACGAGCAGGTCCACAGAGCTCGTGCCATTGCCGTCGCGCGCGGACGTGCTGTACACCGAGGTCGGGCCCGCGAACTTGGGGAAGACGATGGTGCCTGGGTCGAACGTGAACGTCTTCGTCGCACCCGCCGCGACCTTCGCCCCGGGAGGGAACCGGAAGATCGGTGCGGCGTCGAACGGAGCCGCACCCCACGGGGTGTCGTCGAAGTCAGGTGGGACGAAGCTGACCTCGACCCGGTCGGCGACGGCACCAGGGTCCTGCGCCCAAGCCAGGTCCTCGAAGCGGTCCTGCACCTGCAGCGTCTCCACGACAGAGCCCTCGCCGGCTAGGTAGTGGGCGTCGAGGACACGGATCGTTGTCCCGTCCAGGCTGAGGAAGATCGCTCCTAGGTTGGCGGCAGCGATCTCCTGCATGGCCGAGAGCTCGTCCGTCTTCCGCGGGAAGTAGGCCCCGTCGAGCTCGGTGCCGAACTCGGCCGAGAAACTGATGTCGTACCCGTTGCGCAGCGCGGCGGCCTGCAGGAGAGACGTGCTTCCGAAGCTCGACCCGAAGGCGCTCGGCCAGTCGTTCTTCACACGATTCGCGCGCCGGAGCTTGACGAGATCCTGGACCATGGTGAGAGTCAGGAACTTGTCGGACAGCTTCCCGCGGACGGGGTCGAGGATGAACTTTCCCAGCAGAAACGCTGTCGACCCCGACGGCCCGTCATAGGACGCGACGAGCTCGCACTGCCCGGACTTCGGCGGGGCCTCGTCACCGGCCCGCCACGGAGCCAGAAGCCCGCTCTTGGATTGCGGGATGGTGCACGAAGCCTCAGCGATCGGGAACTGTGTGGCCGCGTTGATCTGCCCCGGCATCAGCGGGGCGTCGAGGTTCGCGGTGACCGACCACTCGCCCACACGCGTCGTCCCCGCCGGCAGAGCCTCACCGTCGATCACCGACGCCGGCGGCCAGGACGAGTCCTCGACCCGCAGGTACACCGCCGGCGGCTCCTGCACGACCTCGGAAGGGTCCGGCCAACCGGCAGGCAGGGCCCGCATCAGCCGACCTCGGTGAGGACGTAGGACGAGTCGGCCAGCGCCAGCCGGTCATGCCACGACATCTTGAACGTTGGCGCGCCGTCACTGACGAGCACCTGGCACGGCGTCGCTCCACGCGAGGGCAGGAATCCCAGCCTGTCGACAGACCCCTCGGTCAGGCGAGCCGCGGTCGTGACGTTCGCGAACGTCCAGGCGATGACTGCGCCCTGGTCGGCGGCTGGCCGGAAGGAGACCGAACCTCGACGCGCGCCGGTGCCCGCCGGAGCGACGATCGGGACAACCGCCCCGTCAACCTCGATCGTCCCAATGGTGGCGCCAGCAGTCCGGATCGTCGTGTAGGACAGGTGATAGTTCTGACCGGCCCGGACACGCACTTCGCTCTGCTCGCCCACAGTGAACGCTGGCATCAGCACCTCGTCCACGGCGATCGTCGCGGAGCTGCGCCCCTCAGTGCTTCGCGGATCCAGCATGTTGATCTGCGCGAGCACGGTGTCCAGCAGCCACACCTCGGCGTCCGGACGCGACGCTGCGTAGTCCAGCCAGCGGGTTGCCTCAGGATCCTCGAGCTCGAACGAGAAGCCCCAGACCCGCTTCACGACCGGCGCGACCTGCGCGAACACCACGTTTCCGATCGTGGTGAACAGAGACGCCGGACGAGAGGCGCTGATCGAGACCCCCGGTGCGACGTTGTCTAGGTGCTTCCAGGACCCGCCGACCTGCAGGAAGTACGGCGCCCCACGCGATGCCGTCACGATGCCCCGCCCTTCCGCTTGATCTGGTGGTTCGCCTCGGCAACGGCCAGCGTGAACTCGCGCCCGCCGAGGACCAGCCGGTGCCCGGCCTCGACCGCTTCGATGAGGCGGAGCAGCAGCTCGACGACGTCGCCCTGAGATCCACCTGCGGGCAGCGGGGAGATGTTCGATCCGTCGGTCGAGGCGGACCCCATCGGGACGACCATCTCGTCCTGCCCCGCCTCGGCCAGGAGCGCCAGCGTGCCGCCCGGACGGGCCTTGACGATTCCGCCCTTCGCAAGCTGCGGGATCGGGTTGTCCGGCAGATCGACCGAGATCTTCCCCTTGCCGATGCTGTTCGGCAGCGCGCCGTTGATCTTGCTGATCGCAGCGTTGATCGAGCCCTTGACCACCTGCCAGATGTTTCCGGCGACCTCCGAGACGAAGCCCGACCCGCCCTTGAGGCCATCGAGCAGCGCCGACAGGACGGCGCGGCCGGCGGACCTGAGCAGCCCGCCGAGTGCGCGGATCTTGCCCGGCAGCCCGCGCACCGCGGACACAACGCCGTTGACGCCAGAGCGAGCGAGGTTGCCGATGCCCGACCACATCTCACGGAAGATCGCCTTTACGACCACCGCGGCACTCTTGAACGCGAACCGGATGGCGTTCCATCCCTGGGCCACTACGCCACGGATGACCGCCCACGCGCCGCGCAGGATCAGCTTGATCCCGTCCCACACCCCACGCCAGTCGCCGCGGAGCAGCGAGGAGAAGACCTTGAAGATGCCGCGGATGATGGAGAACGTGCCGCGCAGGATCGTCAGGAGATTGGTGAGGGACGCCTTCGCGTACTGCAGGATGTTGTCGCCGAACGCCCTCCACAGGGACCGCACGATCGACACGCCGTCGGTGAAGATCGACTTGACGTCCGACCACACCTGAGCGACCGTCGTGCGGAACTGAGCGACCCTTGAGCCGGCGCGGTCAGTGTCGCCGCCGAGGCCGGAAAGGAAGCCGCGGATCACCGCGACGCCTCGAGCGATCGACGGGCCGAGATCGAGCAGCGCGGGCAGCAGCCGACCACCCACGAACGTCGCGAGCTTGTCGATCAGCGGCAGGAGCGCCGTGCCGATGGTCTCCTTGAAGTTGCCCCACGTGACCGCGAGCTTCTCGCCGGCAGTAGCCGACGCCTCAGCCGCGCCACCGACCTGGCCGCGGACCTCCTTGAGGATGATCTTCTGCGCCGCGAGGGTGTTGCCCTGCTCGACGAGGCCCTTGATGAGCTTCTTCTGGTCCTCGGTGAACGTGACGCCCGATCGACCGAGTGCAGAGATGCCCTTGATCGGGTCGTTGAGGGCCTTGCCCATCAGCACCGACGCCGAGGACACGCTGCCGAAGCCCGCGGCCGACAGGTCGGTCGCGGCCTGGGTCGCCTGGTTGAAGATCTTGTTGCCCTTGCCGGCCTCGTTGCGCACGTTCTTGAACGTGAGCAGCAGGTTCGCGCCGGTCTGGATGGCCTCGTCGTCCATGCCGGACTTGTTCGAGATCGCCGCCGCGAGGTTGCCGACCTGAGACGCGGTCACATTGGCCGCGCCGCCGGTCGCCTTGATCGTCTGCGTGGTGAGCGCGCCGACCTTCTGGGACTCCCGCGCTTCACCGATCGCGTCGCCGAGGAAGTCCTTGACCTTGACCGCAGCGAACGCCGCACCCAGGGCGCCGGCGATCTTGCCGACGCCCATCCGCATGCCGCCGCCGAACCGCTTCCCGGCACGACGCCCGGCCTTGTCGGCCTCAGCGTCGACCGGGGCGAGGCCCCTAGCGACCTCTCCCTGCACGCCCTGGAAAGATGGGACCAGCGAGACGTATGCGGTTGCGAGCTCGGTTGCAGCCATCGGTCCTCCGTTCGGGCGCGGCGGACCAGCCGGGAGCAGACCTGCTCACGGCGGATGACGTGCGACGAGCGACCGTCGCGGAGGACCTGCACGACGCGTCCCCGAGAAGGACGCGCCGGCTAGGAGGTGTGGCCCTTGGCCTGCACGCGGGCGATGTGACGCTCGCGGGCCAAGTCGTGCCGAGCCTGCTGCTGAGCAGCAGCTTCGAGCTGCTCAGTCAGCGCGGACGGGGTCGGGAGGATCTCGGGCTTCGTGCCCTTGTCCTTGACCTGGTGGTACTCGAGGGCGCGGAGACGGAACTCCATCAGCCGCAGGAGGTGCCACTCCTCGCTCATGGACTCGTCCGACCCCTCGGACATGTAGACCGCCGCACCCGCCGGGAGGTAGGTGGCGAGCGCGGCGGCCTTGCGGACGCTCAGCGTGCCGCGGTAGAGGTCGATCAGGTCGACCCCGTAGAAGCGTTGGAAGTCGGCTTCGAGAGCCCCGCTGTGCTCGACTAGGAGGTAGGCGAGGCGGAGTAGTTTCCCGAGCTCAGCGCGGCGAAGATCTCGGAGAGGAACTCGCTCATCGGTTCGGTCGGGACGCGACCGGACTCGAGCCGGTGCGCCTCCTTCCAGCCGCGCCACTGGTCCTCGCCGAGCATGCGCTTCATCAGCCCGGGCAGCATGTGCAGGGCGTCGTTGTTCTGGATCTCGCCGAGCATCTCGAGGATCTCGACGTCGTCGAAGACGTCCTCGTCGAGCACGTAGTCGACACCGTCGAGAGGTACGACGAGGTCCTTCCTCGACGACGGCGTCGCTTCGTTCTTCGCTGCCTGCACGCCGGTGGCCCGCGGCTTGCGAGCCGGCGTCGCCTTCTTGGCGGGCGGGCGCTTGGCCGCGGCCTTCTTGGCCGGGGCCCGCTTCGCGGCGGGCTTGCGGTCGGTGGGCTGCTTCGCGTTCCGTGGTGCGGTCATTCGTCGGCTCCTGTCGGGGTGCGTCGGCTGAGGTTGAACCGGCAGGGCGAGCGCCGACACACTCGCCCTGCCGGGGTCTGTGTCAGGCAGTGACGAGCGCGGGGTTGTTGGTGACGATCTCGTACTCGTACATCGTCACCTCGAACTCCATGATCGTCATGTCCGTGTTCTTGTGGGGGATGGTGCCGCTGAAGATCGCCTCACCCCGGATGACCTCGTACCGCTTGTGCACGTCGCCGTCGACGAAGTCGGCGATGAACGCCCGCTCGTCGGTGATCGTGCCGGCGGCCGGCTTGATGCGCGTGATCCCGCCCGCCGTGGTGATGAGCGCGCCGGGCAGCAGGAGCCCCATCGTCACGAGGTTCTCCTCGAGCGCCTGGAACTTGAACATGTCCGTCGTCGAGGTGACACGACGGCGCACCAGCTTGCCGCCCTGCCAGCCGTTGAACGACGCGACGTCCTTGTCGGTGCTGACGTCGACGCCGTCCTCGGAGATCCACCCCACCTCCGGGAAGTCGCCGTCGTCGGGGGTGGCGAGGCCGGTCGGGAACGTGGTTCCGAGGTCGCCCACGTACACCGCCCCGTCGTGGTCGCCGTAGATGCGGATGTTCTCGAGTGCCTTCGTCATGACTGGCTTCCCTTCGGTGCGGTGAGGCGCCCGTGTCCGATGTGGAGCACGTGGCGGGCTTCGGCGGCGGAGAGGTCCACCTCCGTGTCGGGTTCGTGGGTCTCTCCGTCGCGCGTGGTGTGCGTGACAGAGAGCGTGATCGCGACCTTCGCCGCCGTGGCGGTGTCGGGCGCTTCGACGGCCGGCGCCTCGGCGGGCACGACGTCGTCGACGGGAGGCTGTGAGTCCTGGGCCTTGGTCATGGTGTGGTGCCTTTCAGGTGGAGGTCGAACGTCTGCGTGTAGCGCGAACGGGGTACGGAGGGCGTCGGCAGGTTGCCGGGGCCGGAGAGCTCGGTGACCGTCTTGAGCAGGACGCCGGCGACCTTGGTCCCTTCCGCTTCGGCCAGAGCCTCAGCGCAGGCGCGGAGCAGCGCCAGGGCGTCGGCCTCGGTCTGGGCGAACGCCTCAACGACGACCGTCGCGAGCTCGGAGATCCGGCTGACACGGCCAGCGCCACCGGTGCGGATGACGCGCACGAACTCGTCGGGCAGCTCGTCCGGCAATCGCGACGCAACCGGCGTGCCGACTGACGCGAGGATCGTGGTCAGGAGGTCCTCGACGTCCGCAAAGCTCGCGACCTTAGCCACGGCCGGCGTCGATCGCTCGCGTGAGGGCGCGGTCCTCGGCTTCGGCGCGCATGGCGTCCGGGGTGGCGGTGCGGACCGTCGCGCGTGCGCGGATCTGGCCCACCTCGGACGAGGCTTCCATGCCCTCGCCGCCAGCGTCGGCCATCGCCTGAGCGCGCCGCAGCAGGTCTGCCCGCACACCCTCGGACCGCAGCACGTCACGGACGCCCTGGTCGTTCATCTTGATGCGGATGCGCGTGGCCATCAGCCGTGCCACCTCTCGAGTCGTAGCAGGACGTGGTCCGAGCGCAGCCCGTACTCGTGGCGCTCGGGCTCGCCGAGGATCTTGTAGTCCAGGCCGTCGGGCCCACGGACGTGCTGACGGGCGGTGACCTGCGTGCCGGCAGGGAGGAAGACGCGCGCGGTGGCGGATGAGCCGGTGCGGTTCTCGTCGTCGGCCTGGCCGGGGCCAGGCTGGAACGAGCACCCCGTCACGTCGTCCTCGGCCGCCGGCGGCTTCTTCCAGTCCGCGACCTCGCGGCCGTGGTCGCTGGTCGTGGCCGCGGTGAGCAGCGTGATGGTCTGCTGGGTCGACGAGAGGATGCTCACGAGCTGACCCGGTAGCGGTCGAGGATCGCCTTCTCGTGCTCGAGAAGCGCGATGCCGCCGGACACCCCGGTACCGACTAGGGCGAAGCCGACGTCGATCTCGCCGGCGTGCTCGCGGGTGCGGCCCGACGGGGAGTCGATCGCACGGGCGGCGACCGCGGTCACGACAGCGACCACGTCCTCGGGAGCATTCTCGTAGCCGTGCGTGAGCACGACAAACGTCTTGCCAGGGCGAGGCGACCAGCAACCCGCGTTGAGCTGCAGGTAACCGGCCTCGGAGTCGTCGACCTGATCGAGGTCCACGACACGACCGTCAGTGACGACGCTGACGATCTCACCGATCTTGAGCGACGGCAGGAACAGCAAGTTGCTGCCGTCACCGTCGAGCTTGAGCGTCTCGGTAAACGCCGGCGCAATGTGCCACCCGCAGTAACTGCGGACGGCGCGCTGAGCCCGCTGGACGGCCGCGGCCTGGTCGCCCGACAGAAGCTTCGTCAGGTCACCGACAGCCGCGAGATCGTCCAGCGGGCCCGGCATCAGGCGCCCTTGCCGCGCGGCGTGCGCGCCTTGTTCGCCGGCTGCGCGGCAGCGGTCGTGACCGCCCCCGCCTTCGCCGACGCGGCGTGCTCGTCGAGCTTGGCCTGCAGCTTCTCGGGGTCACCCACGAGAGACCGCAGGGCCTCGAGCTCGGCCGCGTCCTTCTCGGCCTGCTCGCGCCCCTCCGGGGTCGACGCCGCACGGAGCTGCTCGAGCTCGGCGGCGTCGGCCTCGGCCTGCGCCTTCGCCTGGGCCGAAGCCTCGGCGTACGGATCGACGACCGGCGTCGGCTCGGACGGCTCCAGCTCGAGAGCCTTCGCCTCCTCCGGGCGGTACCGGATGCCGTCCACGGTGATCATCCCGACCGTGTCGCGCGCGCTCATGCGGCGGGCTTCACGATCACGAGACGGGCCGGCTTCCAGATGACCTGCGCCGCGCGGAGCTCGCCGCGGACGTAGGTCATGTTCCGCTGTGCGTAGTCCTTGTGCTGGTTGAACGCCACCACGGACAGGCCCTCACGGTCCAGGAGCGCCACCTGCTTGAAGTCACCGAGCACCGCGTGGGTGTCGATGAGCTTCTCGCTCGTGACGCGCGGGCGACCGAACAGGGTGTTGGCCCCGCCGCCGAACGGACCGCCGCTGTAGTAGCGGCCGTCGTTGTCCTGCAGGAGGTCGAGCGCGGCGTCCATCTCGGGCGAGAGGACGATCGCGTCGACGTTGCCACCCGCGACGCGGATGACCTTGAGGATGCCGATGCGGGCGGCGCGGATGAACGCCTTGACCGTGGCGTCGACCGGCAGACCGTCGGCGCCCACGGGCGAGGCCGTGTACTCGACGGACTGCACGCCGGTCGTGTTGTAGATCCCCTTGGGCTGGCCGTTGATGCCGGTGCCGTTGAGGATCTTGTCCTCGACCACGGCGTCGAGCGAGTACCGCAGCTCGGCGTCCATGTAGGTCGCGAACGCCGGGGCGTCAGCGAGGAGCTGGTTCGTGACGTCGTAGCCGTCGGCGTAGGTGTAGACCTTCGCGTCGGCGAGCTGCGTGGACAGCTCGCTGACCGGCTTGAGCGCGGCGGCGTCGGTACCCGAGGTGGCCTCGGGGACGACGGCGGCGTTGCGCGTGACCGCGATGACCTGGACGTACTCGAAGTTGCCCGCGGTCTGACCACGGCTGATGAGGTCCAGGAACGTCAGGCGGTCCCGGTCGACCATGTCGACCATCGGCACCCGGATGTTCTGGATGCGGGCCTGCGGCGACGTGAGCGCCTTGCGACCGGAGAACCAGTCATCGAGGCTGCCGACCTTGACCTTGCCGATGTCGACGGGGGAGCCCTCGCCGACGCCGGAGGGGTTGGCCTTCTGGAACGCCGTGTACTCGGCGGACTTGACGAACCGCTGGCCGAAGCTGCGGTGCTTGACCTTGGTGCCGCCGCCCTTGCCGCCGAGGCCGCCGAGGTCGTTGGGGTCACCGCCGCCGAGGTCGACGTCGTCGTCGACGTCGTCGTCGCTGTCCTCGATGGACTTGAGGAACGCGGCCGAGTCGGCCGCCTTCTTGGCCGTGTCGGAATCGGTCTTCTTGGACTGCGCCAGCGCGTAGTGCTTGGCGTAGTCGCGCGCCTCGTCCTCGGTCAGCTCACGGTCGCCGTCGGCCTTGGCCTTGGCGGCGATCTCCTGAGCAGCCTTGGCCGCGGCCTGTGCCTCCTTGAGGAGGCGCACCCACTTCTCCATGACTTTCCCTTCTGGTTGGTCAGCCCGCGGTCGCGAGCTGGATTGCCTGGAGCGCCGACTCGGTGAACGCGGACGGGTTGAAACCGGACTCCTCGGACTTGGACCCGGGGGTCTCCTCGTCCTTGGTCCGGCCGTGACCGCTGGCCTTCTCGTCGTCGTTGCTTGCCTCTGCGTCGATGACGGAGAGGACGTCTTCGATCTGCGTGGCGGAGTCACGAATGGACTCCAACGCCTTGCGCAGGGTCGTCTCGTTCTTGGCCGAGATCGCTCGGCCGGCCTTCACGTCGCGGGCGATCTGTCGCGCCACGCCGGCGGCGGCCTTCACGGTGAGGAGCTCGGTCTCCTGGTTCGCGCCGATGGGCGTGGGACCGACCTCGTGGATCTTGAGGCGGCGGAGCTCGTACCAGTAGTCGTCGTCGTTCTCGACGAAGCCGGCCTCGACGATGTCGTAGGCGAACGAGAACTGCGTGACGCGGCGGCCCTTCATGAGCCGGTGCACCTGCGGGGCCTTGGATCCGGGGAGGGGGTCGACGAGGTCGAGCTGGCCCTTGATCCACAGACCCTTGTCGGTCTCCTTCGCCTCGAGCACGTGCCCGATGTTGAAGTCCGGATCGTCCATCCGGTGCGACCAGTAGATCGGGATGGGGTCGCCCTTCGCGGCCCACTCGGCGAGTGACTCGGCGAAGGCTCCTGGCACGACGATGTCGCCGTAGGAGTCCTTGTTGCCGAAGACGCTGACGATGGCCTCGAAGACACCGGCGTCCTCGTCGTAAGCCTTGATCTGGACGGGCGCTGACTTGATCAACATGTGCGGCCCTCCTCAGGGCATGGCGAAGCCGGCGCCGCGGCGCCTCACTCCGGTCGGGGTGGTTTAGCTGAACGTCATCTCGAGGTCGCACAGGCAGCCGGCGACCTCGTCGGCGCCGCCGCCGGGGTCTCCCGGCCAGTCCATGCCGTTCGAGAACTTCTCCCCGATCGGCACCGTCTCTCCGGCCATCGAGGCGTGGGACGAGCGGGGGTTTGACGACGTGACGATCCACGTCTTCGTCGCAGTGTCCGGCGCGAACTGCTGCGCTGCCTCGTGTGCGCCGAAGGACGAGAACGTCGTGATCAGCGTCGTGGCGATCTCGGCGCCGCGGGAGTCCTTGGCCTCGGCGAACACGTCCGCGGGAGCGTCGTCCTCGTCATCCGATCGGACCTTCGCGTCGAGCTTCTCTTTGGTCGTCGCGTTGACCATCGCCGCCCGGGACTTCGCGACCTCGTTGAGGAACTTCAACGTGCGGTCGACGTCGTACTCGTCGGGGTCGAGGCCGGCGTCCTCGAGCGTCGCCTTGGCGACGTCCTCAGACGTCATGGACGCGAGCTTGAACAGGTCCTGGGCGAGCTCGGTGTCCCACCGCTCGCCGTCCCACCAGTCATCGTCGTCAGCGCCGAGCGCGGACAGGACGACGCCGCTCTGGCGGGCGAAGAACGCGGAGAGGACCTGGACAGTCTTGGCCGTATACGTCTCGTTCGCGCGAGCCTTCACACGGACGGTGCGGACCGCCTTCGACTGCAGGCCCTCAGGCGGCACCAGGTCGGCGAGGTAGTCGACGCCCTTGGGTGCGCTGTCGCGCGGGTTGGCCTGGCCGCCGATGAGCACGTTAAGCGGCGTGACGAGCTCGTCGCCGCCGTCGACCGGGGGAAGGTTGCGGAGCGCGCGGCCTTCGTTGCGAGAGAGCCAGGGTGCACCGATCGCGGACTGCAACGTCTTGAGCTGGTCCTCGAAGTTGCCGCGCAGCATCGCGTCGACGTTGGCCTCGATGTAGAGGTCGGTGGCGCGCGTGAGCCACGCGTTCAGGGACTGGTCGACCGAGGTGATGATGGGTCCGAGGGCCGGGCCGTAGAGCGCCTCCATGAACGCCTTGACGTTCGAGAAGTTGCCCTCTCGGGCACCGATCAGCTCGGGTGCGATGTGGTAGGCCGACGATGTCTGGATGTCCGACAGGGTCCGTCCAGCGAGATCCTCAGTGTCGGACGGCTTGACCCCGTCGAGGGCCTTGGCGTCCATGTCGTCCTCGAGCATGAGCCAGCCGCCGGACTGAGCGCCGCCACGCGCGAACTGCGTGAAGCCCTTGCGGAACCGGTTGCGCGCCTTGTCGTTCGGCCACGGCGTCTTGCGGGTCACCACGCCGCCGAAGCGCGCTCCCCGCTTCCACACGTCACGGCGGTACTGGACCGCCTCGGTCTGCTCGCGCAGGATGTCGCTGAGCGTGGTCATCGGCGACGTGCCGTTGGCGCCGGAATGGGCGTAGCCGTGGTCGAGGATGAACTTGGAGGCGTCGTACTCGCGACGCTGGCCGTCGGTGAACATGACGACGTGGGTGACCTCGTCGAGGCCGTTCGTCTTGAAGCGGACCTTGCGCGCGGGCACGCGGTGCAGCTCGAGCTCGCCGTCGGGCTTCCACTCGGGGAGGATGCACCAGCGGTCGTAGATCAGGTAGTCGACGATGATGGTGTGCCAGAACCGGTACGCCGTCATGCCGGGCGTGGTGTTCGGCTGTTTGAGCATGCGGGCGATGGGGTGGTCGGTGACGCGCTCGCGCTCGGTGTCGCTGACGCGGCGGTACAGGTTGCGGGGGATCGGGGCGTGGCCTCGGGCGATGAAGTCGACGACCTTTCGCACCGACGGCTGCTCGGACCACACGTCACGTGGATCGAACGACCCCTCGAGCAGCGAGTAGCCAGGGTCGACGACGTCGAGCACGCCGCCGCCGTTGTCCTCAAGATGTGTCGAGAGCTCGCCGAGCGTCTGAAAGACGACCATCAGGGAACCTGCACCCAGGCGACGCGGTCGGACGGGATGACGAGCACGCCGTCGAAGGACCGCGGAGCGGCGCCTTCGGTCAGCAGGATCACGTTCTCGAGCTCGATCGTGGTGCCGGTCAGCCGGGCGATGACGCCCTCGACGGTCATGCTGTCGGTCTCGACGATCACTCGACGCGAGACGTGCGTGCGCAGATCCTTCACCGGAGCCTCCTCACGCGACCATCAGGTCGTAGTCCTCGTAGGCCGACTTCGGAGGCGGCTCTTCGATCATGGTCAGAGCCCAATACGCCGCGTTCACCGCGAGCAGGGGGCCGATGTCAGCGGGCGACTTCGAGCGATCCCACAGCCACGTGTCGGCGCTGGGCTTGGTCACGGCCACCGCGGCGGCGACGTCGAGGAGCGGCTGCCGATTGTGGCGGATCCGCGACCCGCCGGGCATCGTCACGGCGTCGTAGAACGCGCCCGTGCCGCGGCCCATCTCGGCGCCCTCCCACTTGTGGATAGTCACGCCGGGGATCGCGGCTAGCTCATCGTGCATGGACGAGATCGGGGCACCACGTGTCTGCAGGGCGATCTCGATGCCGTCGTACTTCTCGGCCCGCTCGGTGAACCAGGCGACCAGCCAGTCGGTGCCGTAGCGCGAGGCCACGACCTCGACGTGCGCGGAGCCGTCCTTGCGCCAGCCGGCCACGCCGATGCACGCGCGGGTGCGGTCGTGGGAGAGCTCGACTCCCCACCGGATCGGGGACTTCTTGCGGATCTTGGAGAGCGGCTCGTCCTCGAGCAGCGCGTCGTCGTCCTCCGCGCGAGCCGGGAATCCTGACTCCCAGGTGCCTGGAGGGAACGGGCCCTCGAGCGTGGTGTCTGACCACTGGCACAGGTTCTCGGTACGGAAGGTCCACTCGGGGTCGGTGCGGCAGAACGCGGCGAGGGTGCGCTCGGTGATGGTGTAGCCGAGCGACGGGTTCGCCATCGCCCACCCGGTACGGTCCGTCTTGGCCATCCCGGGCGGCGCCGACCACTCGAAGATCCCGAGCGTGTCGTCCTCGAAGTCGTACTCCTCGAGAAGCTCGGCGCCCTCTTCCTCGTCGGCGAGAACCTCGGCCGGATCGCCCAGCCCGTCGGGGTCACCGAGGGCCGCGTGGGCGAGCTTGCGCAGGTAGCGAAGCACGACGCTCGTGGCGTCGCCGGCGTTGGACATGGCGAGCACGAGGGCCAGCGCGCGGGCGGTGGTCGTCTTGGTGATCGCGCCCCAGGCTTCCCAGGTCTGATGCTCGCGCAGCTCGTCGAGCAGGATCAGGTCGCCGGAGAGGCCACGGCCGGCTCGACGGTTGGCGGCCTTGACCTTGTACCGCTCGCCGGAGGTCAGCTCGAGGAACTTCTTTCCGTTGACCTTCGAGACCTTGAGCTTGAGGGCGTTGAGCTCGGGGTTCTCCTCGACGATGTCGACGGCCTCTTGCCAGATCTCCTCGGCGACGTCGAGATCCTGAGCGGTGCCGACGACGAGCTCGCGCCCCAGCACGTACATGAAGAACAGGGCCAGGACGACCGACAGCATGCTCTTGCCGTTCTGGCGAGCGACGAGCACGACCACGGACTTGAACCGCGGGGACCCGTCGGGCAGCAGCTCGAGCATGTGCACGAGGAGCCACTTCTGCCAAGGGAACAGCTCGATCCCGAGGACGTCGGTCGCGAAGTCGATGACGGCGTACCCGAGGGTCCGCTTCTCGGTGGCCGCTGACCGCGGCTCGAGCGGCGCCAGCGGCGGAGTGAAGATGCGAGGGACGGTGCAGCCGACGAGCGGCTTACGCCCCTTCGCCCGCGTGGACCGACCGGAGCTGCCCGAGCTTCGACTTCTTGGGTTCGCCACCGGCCGCGCCCCCCTTCGCAGGGGCCGCCTTCGCGCCGGCGACCGTCAGCCCGAGGGACTCGCAGTAGTTGCGGTACGTGGGGATCGAGACGTTGTCGACCGGCGGGGGCTTGGCCTTGATGTCGTTCTCGCGGGCGTACTCGATCGCGTACCGCCAGCGCTGGTCTTCCTCGTCGATCTTGCGGGCCAGGATTCGGAGCGTCTCAATGGGGCCGGCGTGCAGCTCGGCGTCGAGGACCTGGTCTGCGATGGCCTTCGCGATGGACCGCTCGGTCGCGTCGAGGAGAGGCGTCGGCTCTGCCGGCTCGACGTTGGGGTCGATGCTGGCCAGCACGCGCTCGAGGATCTCCGGCTTCCGGCGGGCGCTACCGAGGTCGAGGTGAAAGAACTTCGCCCACGCCCGAAGCTGCCCCACGGTCCACTCCGACGAGGGGCCTCCGGTCGGAACGACGACGCCTGGCTTCGAGCCCTTGGCAGCCACCGCACACACCCCCTATCGCGTGCGCGTGCGCGCGACCCCCCTGAGAGATCCGGGGGGAGAGGCCCCCTACCGGCGAGCTCGGGGCCGCACCCCTTCGGGCCAGCGATCCGAACGCCCCTACCCCTTCACCACTCGCGTGAGCGTTCACCGAGCGATGCGGGGGCGCCGCGCTTGTTGCGGCGGCGGTTGCAGTCGAGGTGGGACGCCTCGAAGTTGCCCGGGTCCTCGGCGAGGTGGCGATGCGTCGCGAGTGGCCACCGGTGGTCGAGCGACCAGGAGTCGTCGTGTGGGTAGCGGAGCGTGTAGTCGATCGGCTGGCCGCAGAGCCAGCACGGTCGCTGCTGCCGCTCGCACAGATCCCGGAACAGGGCCTTGAGCTTGCGGTACCGCCGCGTCGCCCTGCCTGCGTGCTTGGCCACGGGCCACCCCCGTACACGACGAAGGCCCCACGCTGAGCGTGAGGCCGAGGTGTCGGACGCGACCCGGTTCTGGGTACACGTCGTCCGTGGTTCTGAGTGTATGCCATGCCACTCGAACGCGTGAGCGAACCTCACGGCACGGCGTGTCAGGCCGACGGGGCGCGCGCGTCCTCGTGAGCGGCGTAGTCCTTGAGGAACTGCACCATCGCCTCAGACAGGTACTCACCACGGCGCTCGGCCTCAGCCATCGCAGCGTCGTAGGTAGCGTCGTCGCAGCGGAACGAGCGGGCCTTCTTGGGAGCGCGAGGAGCCATGCCGAACAGCGTATCTACATCCGTCATGACGCACTGTGGATCAGCTTCGATAGAGCGACGTTTGCCGCGAGCCAGAGCTGCTCGGCGATCTCGGCATGATGCCGGCGGTGAGCGGTCGCTCGCGGGCTGCGGTCTCCGGGCTGGTCCGCCGGCAGCTTCGCCCACAATGCGCTTGCCGTGTACCAGTAGGCGGCGTTGCGCTCGATCTCCCGCAGGCGGTCACGGTCGGCCGTCGTCACCTCGTCAAGCTGCACGAGCAGCTCACCGAAGCCCACGTGCGGCGGATAGCCTGCCGCGACCGAGCGGGCCTTCAAGCCTGCTTTGCACCGTTCGTGCTCGGCGGTCGTCATCGGGCCACCTCCAAGACGGCGTCCACGATCGGACGAACTAAAGCTCGGTAGGCGGCTTTGTCGCTCTCGACAAGGTCCTCCCACTGCCAGAGCTGGCCGTCCTCGCGCTTCCGACCGGCGTCGGTGCGGTTGGCCTGCTGACGGTCGAACCAGGCGCGGGCCGCAGCCTCAAGCTCTACGATCACGACGCCACCGTGAACACGGCGTTAGCCTTCGCGCGCATCCAGTGCTGCGAGCGACCGGTGCGGATGCGCACGGCGGCGGGAGTCACGTCGAGTCCGGTGATCGTTCGGACTTTGCCGTCGACGGTGACGAGCTGGTCGCCCAGGTTCAGAGCTGCTGCAGTGGTCTGCTTCGTGGTCATGTCGTAACCATCTCACGTGTACATACGTTCGTCAATACGTTTGCACCTACTTTGTTGGTACGTCAGTTGAGCCGAGCGGCACGGTCGCGGGCGCCCGTCACGCGCAGCACGGACCTCAGGTCGTAGAGCTTCGCCTTCCACTCACTGCCCGTTGACTCGATCCCGTGCTCGTTAATGATCACGCGCACCCGCCCCTCGCTGAGGTTGAGGAACGCCGCGATCTCCTTCACCGTCACGCCGGTGCCGCGCCTCATCGGCGGCGTCCCGGATCAGCGAGCGACGTCGGCTCGGCAGGCTTCCCGGCCGGCCCGTACATGCTGCGCAGCCACGCCTCCTGGTGCGGGGCGAGGCCCTCGGGGATCAGCTCCTTGGCCAGCTCGACCACCTGCTCGGCACGACGGGCAGCCTCGGCCCGCTCGAACTCCTCACGGACCGTCAGCCAGTACGCCTGCTGGTCGTAACGCCAGTGGCAACGGGCGCACACGTAGGTGTCCGAGGTCCCGCCCTGCTGACAGGTGCGGTGCTCGGCGTACCACTCGGGGAGGTGCTGCTCGGCGTAGCGCAGCAGATGCACCGTGGTGAAGCCCGGCTCGTCGTACCTCTTCGCCACCTTCCGAGCGGCGAGGGCGTGAGCGCACGGGAGAGGGTCGGCCGCATGGCGCTCGAGATCCCCCGCGCAACGGAAGCACGGCGCCGCCCCAGCCTCAGGCCGCACGCCGTCGTTCAGCAGGACCTCGAGCAGCGCGGCGTGACGGGCGACCTCACGCACGAAGTCCGGGAACGACTCCGTGCGCTGAGCAGCCCACGACACATGCTCGATCAGGAACTTCGCCGTCGACAGCAACGACCGGCCAGGCTCCGACGACCGCGACGACACAGGCCCCTCGTACGGAGCGCCCAGCTCGGCACGCCACACGTCCTCCCACTGCTGCAGAAGCCGACGCGTCGGCAGCGGCTCCCCACGGAGCTCGTGCGACCGATCAGCAGGACGCGACGACGCACGGAGCCCATGACGCAGCGGCTTGATCTCCGCGTCACCCTGCGACCCCGGACCAGTCAGCACGACCGCGTCACCACCAGGGATCGGCAACGCAGCGATCAGCCGGCCCGTCTTCGTCACCCCATGCAACGCCTGATCGTCGAGATGCTTGTTCAGCCCGTACACCGACCGGAGCCGTTCCTTCGCGCTGTGAATGCACGACGGGCACGTACGCTCATGCTCGACGTGCTCCACCCCGCACACCGCGCAATGGTCCTTCGGGCACGGCAGGCACCCCCTGCACTCGGGATCATGGCCAGGCTCGTCGACGTCGGACACGACGTGTCGGCCAGGCAGCGCACGCGGCTCGTCACGACCGACGTACCGACAGTCCGGACCCAGCCCCTCAGACGCGGCGCTCACATGACCACCAGACCCTGAGACCCGGCAGGGATCAGGCCACCCGAAGCGAGCCCACGGAGCCGACGAGCTCGCTGCTCACGGCACCACCACCGAAACTCGAGAAGCGCAGCCTCCCGCTGCCGCTCACCCTCAGCCACCATCCAAGCCAGGTCCTGCTGGAACGTCGTGATCTCCTCGACGGCACCCAGCACCAGTAAAGGCAGATGGACCACCGCAAAGTCGGGAACGTCGTCCCGCCGGTCCACCACAGGACCCTCGGCCTCGAGATGCCACGGGAACTCCTGACCGTCGATCGACACCACGCCCGACTCGTGGTCGATCAGCACGTGTGCCGCGAGGCTCTGGTTCGGCATGCTCATGAGGCACCGTCCACACGGCCGAGGAAGGCAGCGATCAGCCGGTAGAGATCATCCGGGTCGCCGGTTTCCGAGGACCTGTCCATCAGCTCATCGACACCGACCGCCTCGGCCCACTCGGAGCGGGTGAGGAGCGGCTCCCAGGCGGTGATGTCGGCGTCAGTGCACCAATCGACCCCGGCAGCGAAGGTGAACAGCCACGGGTACTGCGTGCCGGGATCTTCCAGCGTGAGAACCAGCGACTCCCCGTAGCCGTTGACCGTCGCCCGGATCACCGCACCCGGCTCACTCGGCAGCACCGGGATTGTCGGGGTGGGGCAGCCGTCATGGTGGGCACACCGGGCGAGCGGCTTCCCGTCCTGCCAGTTCCCGACGTAGAACAGTGAACACGGCCAGGCGTGCCCGGTTCGAGCGGGAGCGGGGTCGAGGCGGACGAGGGCGTCTTGGCCCGCGGCTCCTCCGTACTGCAGAGGCCCGCCGAACAGGAACCTCAGGAACGCCTTGACCGGGTGCCGCTGCTCGTACTCCTGTCGGGCCTTGGCCGCTTCCAGCCGGGCGAGAGCCGCCCGAGCCGACCGGTGAGCTTCGGCGAGCAGGGCCATGAACTCCTCGTGTCGCTCCGGCGTCATCGCGGCACCTCCTGCTCAGCCACCGGCGGCTCCGAAGCCGACTGCTCGCTCTCACCACAGGTCCGGCACACCCGCATCCACTGAGCAGGGTCACGCGGGTAGGCCCACCAGCCCTCCCAATCGTGGCCGTCGATCTTGCAGCGGCGCTTGAGCGTGCACCGGTCACAGACCTGCAGGCCCTCAGTGATCGTCCAGCGCAACTCCTCGTCGACGCCGGTCACGAGGTCCTCCACCGCCGCCTCGAGCGATGGCCAGTGGGCGGTGCCCATGTCCTCAAGGAACGGGGCAGCCTCGGAGCAGTCATCGCACGTCAGCAGGACGCACGTCTCGGTGCGGATCACCTGCCACCCCACATCGTCGTAACAGGCAGCGCGCCCGGCTCGCCCGGCTCGCAAACTTGCAGACGTTCGTCGTCATCCCCGAGCAGCACCCACTGGTGAGCCACCTGGTCCGGCGTGACGGCATCCTTGTCGTCCTCGCCCAGGTCGATGCCACAGATCTCGACGTCGTACCGGTTCACCTCTGAGGCGAAGGCAGTCGCGTCCTGGTGCCCCAGGCCCGTGATGTTGCTGTCCTCGTCCTCCTGAAACGGGTACGCCCAACCGCCGGCGTGCAGGTCCTCATAGGACCACTGCCCCGAGGGGCACAGCTGCCCAGACTCCGAGTCGATCAAGACAGGCGTCGGGGCGTCAGCCGGCCACTGCTGCTCCCGTATACCCTCGCCAAGGGCAGCCGAGTACGGGCACTCCCTCAGGTCGGCGTACTCCTGGACGCACTCGACACTGTGGAGCACATAGACCTTCCGCTCCGACGACACGGCTCGGGCCTGGTGCTGGGATGCGTGACGAGGCACCCCGACGATTCGCTCGATCTCGACCGGGTCTACCAGTTCGCTCATGATGGTTACCTCTCGTGGTGGTTGTTCTGGCGCGGTCACAGCGGCACCCCGTCCGCGAGGGCGTCGAGTTGATCGGAGACGCTCGCGATGGCGGCGAAGTCGTTCACGTGAATCGCCTCCGCGACCGTTCGGCCGCTGAGAAACCGGTGCGGCGAGCTGACGTACATCAGGGCGCCCGCCGCGGTGTAGAGCTCACCCAGCAGCGCCGCCAGACGCTCGACCTGGACACTGCACGTCACGAACTCGCTCTCATACGTCATGCGGTCCGTGCGCGGCACCTCGAGCGGGGTCCGGCCGCAGCACGGCATCACGCCCGAACCGACCGGCGGCCCCAGGTGCACCACCTCGCGGCCCTGGCCCTCGCTCGCGAGCCTGACCCGCTCGGCCGCCTCGACAGGCGGGAGCCAGCCAGCGGCGATGACAGCGTCAGCCGCGGCCTCAGCCCTGACCCCCGAGTACCGCTCCGCCTTGCCCCGGATGATCTCGGCCAGCTCGTCGCGCTGCGAACGGGTGCTCATGACGACTCACCCACGGCCACCACGAACGGCGCCGCGACGCCGTTGGAGTGATGAGCAGCGGCGGCCAGCGCCTTCTCGATGCGCTCGGCGGGCCGGACACCCATGGAGTCCTGCGCGTAGAGCGCCCCAAGGGCGACCTCCTCACCGCATCCGGCCGCGGCGTAGCCGTCCAGACTCTCTCCGACCTGATAGTCGCTCGACACCTTGAAGAGTCGGCCCTCGACGCCGACGAGGAACTCCCCGCCGCGCTCGACCTCGTCCTTGCGCTGCGCGAAGCCGCCTTCCTTGAGGCAGCCGCGGACCGCGTCGATGAACGTCGTGACCATGAACCGCTCGAGCTCTTCGCGGCTCACGTGCCACGGGGGGCGAGGCAGATCGAGCGCATGGCGCAGCAGCTGTCCCATCCTGAACGACGTCGTGAAGCCGAAGACGTACCCGTCCTTGGCCCAGACCTTCTGGTCAGCCCGATGGACGATCGACCAGCCCGACGAGCCCGCGCTGTCGCCGCCGATGAACACGTCGCCTTCAGAGACGACTCCGACGATGCAGGTCATGCGTCACCAGAGCTCTTGGCGGCCGTGGCCCAATCGCTGACGTGCCACACCCGGTACGGGTCCTCGCCGTTGCCGTGGTGAGGTGCGAACTCCCGGACGCCGTGGAGGCGGAAGAACTCGCCGGCCTCGTGGGTCTCGACGTCGCGGATGCGGTCGAAGATCCACGCCGCCCACACGTCGCGGTTGTACGACGCCGGCGGGACGAGGAAGGAGTGGCGCACGCGGATGCGGCGGTCGAAGTTGAACGAGTCCGGGGTGTCGGACACGATGTCGAGGTTCAGGCCACCGGACCCGTCCGGCTCGACCTCGTCGCGGCGCCCGAATGTCCACCCCGGCTTGTAGGTGATCGCCGGGACCAACGGTGCGAGGTGCTCTGGGATGTAACTCATGCGGCTTGCCCTTCCGTGGGGATGTAGTTGCCGTCGACGTCGAGGAGCACCAGGCCACGGCGTAGTAGGACCGGCTCGGCCGTGGGGACCTGATGGCGGCGCAGGAGCAGCCCCAGGTCGTATGACTCGGTGCGGTTGCTCTCGACCCAGCCGTGGCACCCCGTGATCCCGGAGCCGCACAGCAGTAGCCCGTTCGCGGCTGTCACGGTCTCCGGGCGCCGGTCGCCGCCCATGCCCGCCGGCCGACGGTGGTGGACCGACCAGCCCGTCCACGGGGCCCGCTGAGTCCCGCACCGCTCACAGGCCATGCCCGCACGGTTGAGGATCAGACCCCGGACCACACCGGAGAACCGAGACGCGCTCACGACGGCGCCACGTCACGATGCTGGATGCCCGACCAGTCACGGCCACACGCCTTGCACCACGGGGGCCTGCGGTCGCGATGCTGCTTCGGCTCGTGGTCACCCGGGCACGTCGCTGCGACATGGTCGCGGAGCTCGCGTGCGGCCACGGCGGCGTTGGCCCGGAGCTCGTCGAGGTCAGGGCGGTATCCGGGCGGCCGGGCGGCCTGGATCTCGGCTCGCACCTCGTTCAGCTCGGCAAGACGCTGCTCGGCCCCATGGCGTGCCAGTTTGGATTCGAGCCAGTCCGACTCGAGGACCGCGGCGGCAGCCGCCTCAGCCTCGGCCGGGGTGAGCATGACTGTGACGCCCGCTGCGTGGAGAGCCACCGACGAGGGCCCGAACGGTCGGATCAGAGCCGCACGCCGGATGATGCTCGCGAGGTGCAGCATGTCGTGCACGGCGTCCATCTCGATGGCCGCGGGATCGACGTCGCGCTGGTCGTCGCTCACGCCCCGTCACCGCTGACCATCTTCGTGATCGTCGCGTCGACGAGGTCCTCGACACCGTCGACGAGAGTCGACGGTGGCTGCTCGCCCGCGACCTCGGCCAGCTTCACCATGAAGCCCATCAGGGTGTCGAAGTGGGCTTCGAGCTCGTCGACACGAGCTCGGAGCGGCTGGGCGGGGTCGAGGTCGGACGGCATCAGGGCGTCGACACGGGCGCGGTACTCGACGGCGTCGATCTCCGGGGCGAACGACCATGCCTCGCTGCCGTCGCCGAGGATCGCGAAGCCGCCGACCGTGCCGGACTCGTCGTCGGACGCCTCGATCGCGAGCGCGTAGCCGCGGGGGTGCAGCAGCTCGTGGTTGATGTACCAGAGGAGCCCGGACGTGCTGAGCTCGTCGAAGGAACGGGTCTGGGGTGCGGTCGTGTCAGTCACAGCAGGATCTCCAAGCTTGCGTAGGTGAGGCCCTGGGCGACGAGCGCCTTCTCGAACAGGGCGATGGTCGACTCGGGGGCGCCAGGCAACTGCAGGAACCAATCGCCGGCCTGGATCTTGGCGTTCAGGACAGACCGGCCAGACAGGGGTGTGAACGCGCGGACTGCGCCCGTCCGAAGGCTCCTGCGGTGCTCGATGTCGCGGGCCTTGAGCTCGTGGCGGGCCTCGGACATCGAGCCAGCGAGGACCCACGTCCTCGGGATCCGGGTCTCGAGAGGGGCCGTCCAGTCGCGTAGCTCGGACTCGTCGACGGATCCGATGATCTCGACGAGCTGGCCGCGCAGACCGACGTTCGTGCGGAGCGTCGCGTGCCCCGGGAGACCGTTCTCGTCGCACTGCTCGACGAACACCTTGAGCTCGTCGAGCGTCATGCCGCGACGCCGGTCGTCCTTCTCGGTCAGGCGGGCCGACACCGACGACTTCATGCCGCACCGTCCGCGCTGAGCTGGACCTCGCCGTACGTGAGGCCGAGACGCGTGGTGTCGGTGGCCAGGTCGTAGGTCTCTTCGACGACGGTGAGGAGTTGGCCCTTCGGGATGCCCTCGCCGGGGAGCATCGGACCCATCACGGTCCCGAGCTGGCCACGGACGTCGCCGGGGTAGTTGAGGTGCTGCACGGCCGAGGGGATCGGCAGGGCCGGGAGCTCCTCGGGAGTGCGGTCGCTTCGTCTGGTCATGGTCGCGCCTTTCGTGGGTTGGTGGTGCGGGGTCGTTCAGGAGTCGGTCGGGGTCCCTGGCTGTTCTGAGTCGGAACTGAGTACGTTCTGGGGCCCCGACCCGACCCGACCCGACCCGTGTGTGGACCCCTCGGAACTGAGTACGGCGGCGGTCTCGGGGGTCCGCTCCTCGACCGCCGGGGCGCCCATGGTTCCGGGCGGCAGGAGGCGCATTCCGGCCTCTTTGAGGGTCAGGTGGCGCTTGCGGGAGTTGCAGCCACGGCAGGCGATGACGACGTTCTCGGACGTGTTCTTGCCGCCCTTGATCACGGGCTTGATGTGGTCGTACGTCGCCCCCGCAGGGCCACGCTGGTTGCCCCAGCGGACCTGCGAACCGCAGTAGCGGCACCGGTCCTGGTCGCGCTTCTTGATGAACGTGACGAGCTTCGTGTCACGCATCAGCGCGATGCGCATGCGCTCGGCCTCACGGTCGGCCAGGATCTTCTCGCGCAGGTCGTTGTAGTCCGTCCAGTCGTGGAACGCGTGATGCTCCCGACCCTCGACGTCGACCACGGACCACAAGCCCACCCCGACGAGCAACGCCGCCAGCTCCCGCCACCTCGAGTGCCACCTGCGCAGGACGAACGCAGAGACCAGCCCGTCGGACAACTGGTCACCTGACCAGGACCCCGCGAGTGCCCACAGACCCATGGCTGCGAGAGCGTCCGTCTCGTCCGGGCCCTCCAGGAGCCGTTGCACCTTCGGGTGGTCGTGCAGCTTGTCGTCGACCTTGAACCACATCAGGCAGTCGACCCCGCAGCGCAGACGTGGGGCAGGTGCCAGTCGAGGAGTCGCATGGCGATCTCCACCGCGCGAGACCGCGTCGTGGCGAGCTCGTTGGCGATGGCATCGCACACGCGCCCAGGACGCCACGCAAAGCCGCCGACCACAGCGACCGCATGCTCGCCGATGAACGTGAGGCGTGCGGGCTGCAGCACAACGTCCTCGCCCCCAACCGCGCCTCGAGCGACGAGCACGGGAGCCTTGCAGAGCGGGCACAGCGGGTTCATGAGGGGTCCTTCGGTAGGAGGTTGCTCGGGTGGGTGGCTCGGAACTTGCTCGCGCAGACGAGGCAGAGGTCCTGATGGTGAGGTCGTGCGCCGGGCGTCCCGCGGGCCCCGGCAGCGCCAGAGGTGTGGCCGGGGAACACGACGGACCGCACGTACTCCTTGCCGGCCTTCACGAGGCGTCGGCACTTCGCGCACTGGTGGTCGATGCGGCCCCTCACCAGGCGGGCGGTGTGCAGGGTGTCCCTGATCTCCGGGAGCTGCCTTGCCACCACACGGACGCTGTCCACACGCACACGTGCGAACTCGGTCCCCAGGGCCACGTCGACCTGCCAGTCCTCCGGCCGCGGCTGCACCCACACCTGGCCCTCGCGCCCGTCCTCGAGCACGACGTCATCACCGACCCTCAGGAGCGTCATCACGACCACCCCCGACGGCTCTCACGGACGTCCGAGCGGGACTTCTTACCCGACCGGACCTGCATCGGGAGGTGCCCGAAGTGGTACACGTCGCCGCACCGGTACACCGACTGGTGATCGCCCGGGTACAGCCGCTTCATGGCCCTCTTGGCGGTCTGCTTCGACGCGTAGCCGCGCTTCCCGCAGACCACGCAGGTGCCGACCTGGCCGTTCGTCTTCGACCGGCCCGTCATGACGCCCTCGGGTAGTAGACGAGACCGCGACGGACCCACGCGCCGTGGAAGGCGACCGAGACCTCGGACGACGAGTTGTTGCGACATGGCCCGCACAGCTCGTCGTCGTGCTTCGACGCAAGCCGGTTGCCGCCGCAGCTCGAGCACTTCGTCTCGATCCTGCGGCCCACACGAGGCTCCGTGGTGCTCACGCCGCCTCCTCCTGCTCGACCGGTTCGGGGGTGTTCTTCGTCTGCTTGAGCCACTCGTGGAACGTGATGAGCGGGTGCTCTTCGAGGTACTCGCGGTACTCCGTCTCCCACCCGTTCGCGGTCTCGCGGGCGAGGTCCTCCTGACGGATCCGCTCCTCCTGGTAGTCGCGGACACGACGCCGATGGAGACAGTCGGCCTTGCACTTCGTCATGCGTGGTGAGCACGGCATCAGCCCCGCTCCCTTCGGACCCACTCAGCGATCTCGGGGTGCCGGTGGTCCTCAGGGACGCCGCCCGCGTACATCGCTCGGATGGCGTCGATGGCCTGCTCGCGGTGCCGGTACGTCTCGGACGGCTGGGGCACGTCGGAGCCGCGGACCGAGATCATCCAGCGGCGCGTGCGGGGGAGCTGGACGAGCTTGGAGATCGGGACCCCGCGCACCAGGACGCGCACGTCGTCATCGGTGACCGTGATCGTGGGGCAGTCCCACGTCCCGGGCTTGACGCCGACCATCACGAGTCGATCCCGAGGACGCTCGCTGCCTGCTCAAGGTCGTCCCAGAGGAAGCGGTCACCGCTGACATCCGGGTGTGCGACCTTGCGAGCTCGGCGCAACGCGCGACGGAGACTGTCAGGGTCCGTCTGCAGGTTGCGGACGTCTACGGCGATAGCTTCGGCAAGGACGGCGACCGCCTGGTCGCGAGTCATGCCCCCGAGCGGGACCCCACCGGAGCCGGCAGGCAGCGCGGCGTAGCCGGCGTACTGCTGGCCGCGGTCCGAGGCCCCGTACCGCTCGATGTCACGGAGCCGCTCGAGGGTGAGGGCCACGCCGCGGACGTTGTGCCGCCAGCCGCCCGCTGCGCTGTACGCGGGGGAGTCGAGCGCGTCGTTGCGGTAGACCAACGTCCCGTGCTCGGTCTCGAACGAGACGACCACGGCCGGCGACAGCGGCGTCTGGTTCGCCTTGAGCCCGAGCGAGTCCACGCGGATCGCACCCGGCAGGACGTCGAGCTCGATCGTGATGTCCTCGCCGCCGAGCAGCTCGACCTCACGGGCCAGCAGCTTGAGGGTGTCCTTCCACTCGGCCGAGAACTGCGACGACCGGCGATCGCCAGCGGGCCGCTGCCACGACTTGTCGCCCATCGGGCGGTACATGACCGTCATCGGGACTCCTCATAGGCAGGGACCCCGAGGGCCTTCGCGGCGTCGGACATCGGCACATCGACCGGGAACTCGGCGCCGGGCGTGACGACGACCGTCTCGTGCTTGCCTCGGTTGAACAGGGCGATGACGTGGCGCCGGTTGAACACCTGGCTGCCGATCTGCACGAACTCGTCGCGCTCGGACGTGTACCAGCTCATGTCCACTGGCCGTTCTTCGCGTCGATCGCGACGGCCAGCTTCACGCCCTTGCGGAGCTCCACGACCTTCCACGCCGGCTCCTGATCGAGGGCGTACTCGGCGGCGTCGATCTTGCGACCGAAGACGACGAGGTCACCGAACGAGTCAGGCAGGTAGGCCGCGAACAGGGTCTCGACCTTCCGCGGCGGCTTCGGGGGAGCGGGGCGGATGTTGCCGACCGCTTCCTCGTCGGGCTTGCGGGCGGGCTTCGAGGTGGCCTTGGTGGCGGGCTTCGAGGTGACCATCAGATGACTCCTGGGGTGTCGGGGTGGAACTTGGATCGGTGGATTTCGAGGAGGGTGTGCTGGTCGGCCGGGATGGTGACGCGGATCCCGTCCGGGGCCGTCGAGACCTCGGCCAGCGCGACGTGCTCGGCGCAGACCGGGCACGCGAGCGGCACCTGGCCGGTGGACGGGATCACGCCGACGCCAGCCGGCATCGGGATCACGCCGCGAGTGGCCTGGCTCATCGCAGGTACCGCCGCTCGATCCAGCACGCCACGGCGACGCACGGGACCAGCCAGGCGCCGACCTTGAGGCCGGACAGCAGGGTGATCGTCAGGTCCGCCACGGCGCGCTCCTCGCGAGAAGCGCGGTGGCCAGGAACATCAGGGCGGCCATGAGGAGCTGAGCGGGGAGCAGTGGGACGACGCCGGCCTGGTAGAGGGCGAACACGACCGCGATGGCCGCGAGCAGCGCAGCGAGGCGGATCATGCGGTCACCGGGGCCTTGCCTCGGCGACCGGCCTTCACGGTCAGGGCCTTCGCCTCGCGCTGGCACTTGTCGCAGGTGCCGAGCGGTGGGTTCTTCGGCTCGAGGCGGACACGCCACGCGTGCATGCCGCGTGAGAAGGCGATGCGGTGAGCGGTCTCGATGCTGGCTCGGCGGCCTGACTTTAGGGCGATGTGCCCGCAGTGCGCGTGCTGGAGGACGAAGACCTTGTCGGGGCGGATCAGGCCGAGGAATCTCTGCAGAGCGTCGTTCATGGGGTTCTCCTGTCGGTGGAGTGGAGGGGGCCAGTCCGGGCGCCCCTGGCGCGCAACGTCCGGACCGCCCCCGGGAGGAGGAAGGTCGGTGGCGACTACTCGGTGTGGAGGCCGCGGAGCTGGAAGTGCTCGGACCACTCGGGATGACCGGCGATCATCAGCCGGACGTACCGGGACGCGTAGTCGTTGTTCAGGCGGAACTCGTCACCCGTCGTCTGCCGGCCGTACTGGCGGCGGAGGACCTCGACGAAGTGCTTCACCCCGAGACGGCTACGACCGTGAGCTAGGGCGTTCTCCGTGAGGCGCTCGAGCGCGGTCAGCACCCACGGGTTCAGGGAGTGGAACGACTCGAACCGCTCCTGGATCGTGGAGCCCTTGACCCGCGGCGGGATCACCAGCGGGCGGACGTCGAGTTCGAGCTGGTCACCGACCACATCGGCCTGCACGGCGGTCATGCGGCATCACCCTCGAGCCACTCATCGAGGCGGTCGAGGCGAATGCGCCACCGGCAACCCTTCGCCTTCTGGCTGCCCTTGAGCTCACCGGACTCCAGCGCGCGGAGAACAGTCAGGTACGAGTAGCCGCTGTACTCCGCGGCCTGCGCCGTGTCGAACCAGCGGCGGCCCTGGTGAGAGGCGAGAGAGCTCATGCCGCGCTCCACTGCGATGCCGCCGGCGAAACGAGATCGACGACGCTCACCTCGAGCGCCGAAGCGATCGTGAAGATCTCGTCGACCGTGAAGCCGACCCGGCCGTTGATCTTCCGAGCCAGCGTGGACCGTGCGATGCCGGTGGAGTCACTCAGATCTGCTCCGCTGATCTGCTTGCGACCCATGACCGCTCGCACCTCTGCTGCGACGGATGCCTTCACGTCGCGTCCCATTTCGAACATGAGACGAAGTTAGTCCCAAATGGGACACGACGCAAGGACATCTAGCCAGCGTGTTCTAAATGGGATATCTTCCCTATATGGGACAAGACAGCGTGGCTCGCGGAGCAGTGAACCAGCGTGCGTTGGAGTTGATACGCGACGCGTTCAAGGCGACCGACCTGACTCAGCAGCAGGTGGCAGACCGGGCAGGAATGCCGCGCTCGACACTCGCGAACTTCCTCACGACCGACCGGCCGGTCCACGTCGAGCAGCTGGTGCGGATCGCCTTTGCCCTCGGCGCAGATGCCACCGTATGGATTCGCGACCTCGAGGAAGTCCGTCGCTCGGAGGGCGCGCGCGACACGCCGGTAACCGACATCCGCGATCGTCGTCGGCGTTCTGGTAGTGCGACCGAAACGTCAGACGCTGCGGATAGAACTGAGGACCTGGAGGCGGCCGACGCCTTCCGCGCCACCGAGGAAGACATCGAGCGCGAGCAGCGAGAACTGACGGAGGAACCGTGACCACTGCCCTCATGCACGAGCTCCTTCGGCATGCCGCGGAGCTCGAGGTCGACGTTGTCCACTGCTACCTGGACGGCAAGCGCGGCTGCTACCGCAAGGGCGACGGCCTCATCCTCCTCGATCACCGACTGACCGTGGCGCAGATGGAATTTACCTTCGCCCACGAGCTCGCCCACGTCATCCACGATGACACCAGCAGCTCGCCGCGCATCGAACGCCGAGCCGACATCTATGCGTCTGGCTACGTGATCGACACCCACGCCTACAAGCAGGCCGAGTGGAGCTACGGCTGCGACGCCGGCACCCTCGCCCGCGAGCTCAACACCACCAAGCGCGCCGTCGAGTCCTGGCGCATCTGGTACGCCGCCCGCGGCCGACAGCTCGAGCAGACAGGAGCCATCGCATGACCAAGCCCTACCGACACCCCGTCCCCGACGAGCAGACCTGGGCCGAGGCGCAGATGGAGAACATCTCCCGCTCGATCGTCGAGTGGCGCGTCGTGGCCGGCGGCCTCTCCAAGATCGCTCTCGACAAGAACGGCAAGGTCCTCCTGCGTGCATGCCGCCTCAACGCTGCGAGCGACCGCGACCCCGTGCTGGTCGCTCAGGACACGATCGAGACCGGCTCGCAGGTCGTGGGGGCCGACGATGAGTGGGCCTGACCGGGAGGTCTCTCTCGACCCCGCCGAGCGCGAATCGCTGCCGCCCCGCGGCGTGCGGCACGTGCCCAGCCTCGCCGACCGCGACCGGGAGATCCTCGAGCTCGAACGGCTGTGGTGGCAGTACGCCGGTGCGAAAGAGCAGGCGATCCGCGACAAGTTCGACATGTCGGCCACGCGCTACTACCAGGTGCTGAACTCCCTCCTCGACCGCGAGGACGCCCTGGCCTTCGATCCCGTGCTCGTGAAGCGGCTCCGGCGCATGCGGGCCGAGCGCCAGCGCAGCCGGTCAGCTCGCCGCCTCGGCTTCGACGTCTGATGGCCTGGCCCGAGAAGCAACGCAGCGGCCGATGGGCCGGCAAGTACCGCGACTCACAGGGCGTGGTTCGCAGCGCCGGCACCTTCAAGCACCGAGCCGAGGCCCTCCGCGAAGCCGGCAAGAAGGAGGTCGACACCCGACGCTCCCTCCAGCGCAACCCCGACGCTCACAAGCGGACGTGGGACTCGTGGTGCACGGAGTGGTGGGAGAGTCGCACCGTCGAGCCGGGCACCCTCGCACGCGACGCCAACCGCCGAGACGTCCACCTCATCCCGAAGTGGACCGGCATACCCCTCGGACAGATCACGAGACAAGACGTGAAGTCCTGGGCGGCCGACCTGGGACGCACCAAGCTCAGCGCGGCGACCGTGCAGCGGATCGTGCACCTCTTCTCGGCCAGCCTGAACGCCGCAGTCGACGCCGAGATCCTCGTCGCCAACCCCGCGGCTCGCATCAAGCTGCCGCCCGTCACCCCGACGAAGAACCGCTACCTCACGCACGACGAGTACCAGGCCATCCTGGAACAGCTGCCGACCGACGACGACGAGCTCCTCGTCCAGTTCCTCACACACACCGGCATGCGCTTCGGCGAGCTGGCCGGCCTCCACTGGCACCGCCTCGACCTCAAGCGCCAGCAGGTCACAGTCGTCGACGTCTTCGACGAGGTGCAGGGCGAGATCAAGGCATACCCGAAGGGCAAGAGGGCTCGCGTCGTGCCCCTGCCCGACGACCTCGTCGTTGAGCTCGCCAAGAAGAAGCGCACAGCCGGACCGTGCCCGGTGTCGCACCGCACCGGGATCTGCCGGTCCGGGCTCGTCTTCACGACGACGGCCGGCACCGTCGTGCACCGGTCGAACTGGGCGACCGTCTTCCGCGCTGCCGTCGCGAACGCGAACCTCGGTACCGACGAGGAGCCGGTCGCGCTCGAGCACGCCACAATCCACGACCTGCGACACACCTACGCGTCCTGGCTGATTCAGAACGGCGTGTCGCTGGCTGACGTCGGCAAGCTCCTCGGCCACGTCTCACCCAGCACCACGCAGCAATACGCACACCTGGCCGAGACGGATAGGTCCGCCATCCTGCGCGCGTTGCGACCGCCAGAAGCGCGGTGAGCACTGTGGATGAAACTGTGGAAAACGTGTGAATACCTGGGGAGAAGTCACACCCGTATGAGGCGCCTTCGTCGTCGATCTGCGCTATCGTGAGCCGCAGGACGCCTGTTGTGCCTCCTATCCAGCCGCGGCCCCTCTTCGGGGCCGCTGGCGTTTCTAGGGCTCCCAGCAGTAGTCGTGCGCGACCTGCGAGTCGATGATGTTCCAGAGGCGCTGCCGAGCTCGCCGCTCGGGACGGCGGGCGTTAGGTCGAGAGACGGCTCGGTGCTTGAGGTACGCGACGATGTCCGCGGCCTGGATCATGCGGCTCTGATCTGAGGAGATGAACTCCAGCCGATCTACGATGCGCTGCAGCTTGCTCGGGTTGTACGTCGGCGTGCCTGTCATTCGCTGCCTGTCGAGCATCGCTCGGTGGCGGTCGTGCTGGTGGATCTCGTCGCAGGTGACGTGAGCGCGCTCGCCAATGACGCCGGCGTGCTTGTCGATCTCTTGGAAGATGTGCGTGAGCACGAGGGGGTACGGCTCGTATGCGTCGTTGTACTTCTTGGCCTGGGCCACACGATCGATGCCGCGGATGATGAACGCCACGTCGTGCTCGGCCACAACCTGCAGCACCCGACCGGCGACCGACAGCCTCGTCGACAGGTCGACGCCGCCCCACGGGCCAGCCCCCTGGAAGATCTCGTACCCGTGCAGCTCGGCGCCGGGCTCGATGTCGTCGAAGCCGAACGCCAGGTCGGCGACCAGATCGTTGAGCGCGGCCGTCATGGACCTGCAGGTCTCGTCGTCGGCCACCGCAGCAACCATGTAGAACCATTCGTCGCAGTACGACTCGTCGACGAAGGCTCTCAGCAC